CTCGGAGACCTCTGGATTGGGGCGTGGGCAGCCTCAGCATACTTCTTTGGCCGCGAGTACGCCCAGGCTGAGTATCGCAACATCGAGCAGAACTACGGCGGCCGGCGAGCAAATATGCCTTACTTTGGCGGCATGGAGCCACGGGCGTGGACCACCAAAGGCATTCTGGACTTCGTTCTCCCTTCCGCTGCGGTGATCGTCATGGCACTCTTGAAGTCATGGATTGGTTAAAGAAAGTCCTGCCGACACTGGGTAGCATGTTGATCCCCGGGAGCCCGCTCATCGGAGCTGCCGTGGAAGCTGTGGGTGGCGTCTTGGGGCTGACGGAAAAGACCGAGCAATCCGTCAAGGACGCGCTTTCCTCCGGACGACTCACGCCAGAAGGCATGGAGAGCCTCAAGAAGCTCGACAACGACTTCCGCATCCGACTCGAGGAGATCGGCGTCAAGGTCGAGGAACTGGCCGTGAAAGACCGCGCTGACGCTAGGGCAATGCAGGTGGCGACCCAATCCATCGTGCCGCATGTGCTGGCCGTGATGTTCATCGGCTTCTACCTCGTCATTGTGTCGTTTCTCCTCACGGGCCAGATGAAGCTGTGGGAGAATAGCACTCTCACGATGCTCCTAGGCGGCATAACTTCTGGGGTGAGCATGATTTTGGGCTTTTACTACGGAAGCTCACACAGCCAACCAGGGGACAAGAAATGAATCTGCGGGAAGAAGGCATCAACATCGGGCTGGCCATTGCAAGGCTCTTTGGGGCGCTCCTGATGATGAGTAAGACAGCAGGGCTGAACGTGGGCAGAAGCCTGCTGGCGACCGTTGGCGGGGCAGCGTCAGCCAATTATGTGACGCCACTGATTTTGAAGGTCACAAAACTCGAGAATGATCCCACCTACAGCTACGCGATTGCGTTCCTGCTTGGGTTTGCCGGCCTGCGTGCTATCGAGATGATAACCTCAAGAATCCTTGTTGATGAACCCGCTCACCATAGTAAACGCCGCCGCTAACGTGATTGTGGCGGCTGCCGTGCTCGACATGGCATTCCGCGTGTTCGGCAGTCCGGGGCATCCGATCCACAAATCTCCTTGGATGCTTGGCTCCAGAAAGTTAGTGTCGAGCGTCGTCATTTGCGGAGCGGTGCTGAATGTAGCGACTCTCTCGACGCCAAACTGGACGGAAGTCATTCTGAATGTTGGATTTTCATTAAACTACCTCTGGAGTTCAATTTATGACCGTGTTGCCCACACCAAACATCCCCCGGCACCAAGCACTGTATCTCGGAAACACACCTCCGGCCGGGCTTCAGATTCTGCAAAAACCGAATCGCACGCTACCACCAGCGTCCGCAGACGGCCCGGGTCTACCAAGTGACAAAATCAGCCCCAACTCAGGCATCTACGATGAATCTGGAAGGCTCCCACAAATCCCCGGCCCTGGGTCAACTTTCTTGGCACATGTCTGATCCACACCGCCACATCGTTGACATCGCTACCGTGAATGCCGCGAGCATTCTGGCGCTGGCCATTTCGCTCAGCGATGTGGAGCAGTGGGTTCGCATCATATGCGGCGTGTTGGCAGCAGCTTACACGGCAGTGAAACTGTACCAGACCCTGAAGCACAAGACGATCAATGACAACTGACTTCACGCGCTCGCTCCGGTTCGTGCTGGAACACGAAACCGTGTACGCCAAAGGACATTACGGCGACATGGACTTCGCAATTGCCGAGGACGAGGACAACGATCCCGGCGGCCTCACCAAGTTTGGCATCGACCAGCGTAGCCACCCAGACGTTGACATTGAAGAGCTTACGGTTGACACGGCCAGCCTGATCTACAAGCGCGAGTACTGGGACCGCTCGCACTGCGAGGAGCTGCCGTGGCCGCTCTCTCAAGTGCACTTTGACGGTGCCGTGAACTGCGGCATTGGGCAGCAGACAAAGTTCCTGCAACGTGCTGTTGGCGTGTACGATGACGGCGCGTGGGGGCCGAATACGAAGCGCGCCACACTGGACTACGTCAACGAGCGCGGCACGAAGGCTGTGGCGATTGAAGTCTGCGATGAGCGCGAGAAGTTCTACCGCAGGCTCGTGGACAAAAAGCCGAACTTCGGACGCTTCCTGCAAGGCTGGCTGAACCGGATCAACGACCTCCGCAAGGACTGCGACCTGGCGTAAAACATTCACGCTCAACACTAAAAAAGCGCACTTAAAAAAAGTGCGCTTTTTTTATTGCCCGCGAAAACAGCGTGCAATACTACTGTCAGCGCCATGAACGAAACCGTACTGGATGTTCGGGGCGTGATCGCGAAGTTCGGTGGACGAGCAAAGCTTTTCCGAAAGCTCTGTTTGGCCGGAGTCGAGATCTCACACCGCACAATCGACAACTGGCTGTATCACGGGATCATTCCCATGAACAGATACCTGCAACTGATTGACTTGGCGAAAGCCGAGGGAATCGAGCTCAAGTTAGAAACAAAAACCAATGTACAAAAAAATCCCGCAGCTAGTGCTGCAAATCGAAAAAAATAAGGAAGCCATCAAGACGTTCCGCGAGCACACGGCAACGCTTGAGGCCGAGCTTCTGGCACTGACAGCCGGGGACTTCATCAACGAGATGGTGTCCCGGGAGAAAACCTACGGCAGCGTCACCAAAGACTTCGACGGAGTGAAGTTGACCTACGACATCAAACAAACGGTGTCATGGGATCAGGAGCGCCTGAAGGCACTTCTCGAGAACCTGCCAGTCGAGATCGGAAGCAAGCTCATCAAGACCGAATACTCTGTCTCTGAGGCCACATTCCGGAACCAAATCGACCCGGCGCTGATTGATGCGCTGCTCGACGCAAGAACAACCAAGCTAAGTTCACCAACAGTAAAAGTATGCTGAAGTTCACCAAAGCAGATGACCGCCTCAAGGCGGCTCGCAACAAAGTAACGATGTGCATCTTCGGCCCGTCCGGCGCCGGAAAGACCACTCAGGCCCGCACATTGGATCCAAAGAAGACGCTCTTCCTCGACTTCGAGGCCGGCACACTGGCTCTCGGGAAAGACTGGGCCAAGGACAATGTCTTCGACGTGCGCGGGGTGGCCGGCCAGGTTGGATGCCATCCGTGGGAGCTGGCGCGTGCAGCCGCGCTCTACATCGGAGGACCAGATCCATCAGACGCCAACGGCCACTACAGCAAGGCCGTCTACGAACAGACATGCGAACTGTTCGGGGATCCGAAGTCAATGGACCAGTTCGACACGGTGTTCGTGGATTCGATTACAGTGGCCGCACGCGAGTGCTTTAAGTGGGCGCAGGTCCAACCTGAAGCAATGAGCGAGCGTACCGGCAAGCCCGACATGCGCGGCGCCTACGGCCTGTTGGGCAGGGAGATGATGCGCTGGATCACACACCTGCAACACGCGACCAAGAGCGTCATCATGGTGGGTATTCTGAACCGCGATGAGGACGAACTGAAGCGCGTCTTCTGGGAGCCACAGATTGAAGGCTCCAAGACCGGCAGGGAACTGCCGGGCGTATTCGATGAGGTGCTCACACTGACCAATCTGAAAGCGGAAGACGGCACGCTCTACCGAGCATTTGTCTGCCACGAACAGAACCCATGGGGTTACCCGGCGAAAGATCGCTCCGGATGCCTCGAGATGGTGGAGGAGCCGAATCTGGCATCCATCATCGCCAAAATCCGCGCTGGAAAGCGCATCGACAACCTGCAAACCACACTTCCTACCAACAACTGATATGTCATTCTTCTCACCTGAAACATCCAATACCGGCAGCAGCTCCATTGAACTGATCCCTGCCGGCACGATTGCGAAAGTCGTCATCATCGTCCGCGACATCAAACACTCCCAGTCCACCGGCGCACGGTATCTGGACTTGGAGCTTGTAGTTGACGGCGGCAAGTTCGACCGGCGCCGCATCTTCGGAGTCATCTGCGACCCGTGGGACTCCCAGACTTCGGAGAAGGCCAAGGAAATGGCCGTGGGCACCATCACCCGCATCATGGAATCAATCGGAGTGTTCGATCACGCCAACCCGGAGACGTACAACGCCTTTAACAATGCCGGCATTCAGGAGGTGGGCATGGCGATATCTGCCAAGCCGGTGTACATCGTGATAGGCATCCAGAAGGGCAAGGACGGCCGCGCTGACCGCAACGAAGTCAAGGAGTGGACTTCTCCTAACCCAAAGAGCAACGGCTTCAAAAACTACTCGCTTGCCATCAGTGGCGCTGAATCTGTGACCCCGGCGCAGCCGGAGGTGAAGGCAGTGGCACCAATCAAGCCTGCTACGCCCGTGGCGGGCACGGTGAAGCCGCCGTGGATGAAGTAAGCTGACGCAGTTAAAGACCCGCTGACCTCACACAAAACAAACTGGTCAGCGGGTTTTTTTTCCTAGTTTCAACAGATGCGCTGGCCAGCGCGGTTCCGAGCCATGGTGCGCAGGGAGATCCTGCGACAGGGTATTGGTTTGCCTTTGTGAAACAGCCGGGACCATTCCACACACAAAAATGATTCTCAGACCAAGACAAAAACTATTTGTAGAGAAGTGCCATGCGGCACTTGATCAATACGGGGCGGCCCTCGGGGTGGCGCCAACCGGAGCAGGCAAGACGGTGATGCTTTCGGCAGCTTCAAGCCGGTACAAGCGGGCGCTCATACTTCAGCACCGGGACGAGTTGGTTGCACAGAACCGGAAGACATTCTCCGCTGTGAACCCAAAGAAGCGCACGGACTTGTTCACGGCAGAGCGGAAGACCTGGGGACAGCACGCGACGTTCGGTATGGTTCAGACGCTCGTGAAAGAACGCAATCTGGCGACGATGCCGCATGACTTGGATCTGCTGGTTGTAGATGAGGCACATCACGTTGCTGCTGCTTCCTACTTGCGCATCATCGAGGAGTTTCGCGACCGCAACCCGGATGGGCACATTCTGGGGCTGACGGCGACACCGCAACGCAGCGACCGCAAGGCACTGATTGGTGTCTTCCCGACGGTGGCCGACATCATCCAGCTTGGAGAGTTAGTGCAGGGCGGCTTTCTTGTGCGGCCCCGAGGCATCGTGATGGATCTTGGGCTGAAGGCGGAGTTAGATCGGATCCCCAAGACCAGCGACTTCGACATGGACGAAGTGGCCGAGGTGATGGACAAGAGCCCGCTGAATGACCGCATTGTTCGCGAGTGGAAGCAGCACGCCGGCAAGCGGCAGACGGTAGTGTTCACTGCTACAGTGGCGCACGCCGAGCATCTGTGTGAGGCGTTTGTTGAGGCCGGTGTGAAAGCAGTGGTGGTACACGGCAAGATGGGTGAGGAGGACCGTAGGGCCACACTCAAGGCCTTTGACGAGGGGAAGCACCAGGTTGTGCTGAACGTCGCAGTCCTGACCGAGGGCTGGGACTGCCAGCCGGTGTCCTGTGTGGTTCTTGTGCGGCCCTGTTCGAGTAAGAGTGTCATGCTTCAGATGGTAGGACGCGGCCTGCGGAAATTGGACCCTGAGCGGTATCCCGGCCAGACCAAAAGCGACTGTGTGATAATGGACTTTGGGTACTCGCTTGTGACCCACGGCAACCTCGACGCCGAGGTGCGGCTTGCCACAAAGGCCAAGGACTCTGAACCCGGTGAGGCGCCTTCCAAGAAGTGCAAAGGCTGCGGCATCTCGCTGCCGATATCCACGATGGTGTGCCCGGTGTGCGGCTACGAGGACAAGGTCAGCAAGGGCATCTTGGAAGAGTTCCGCATGACAGAGGTGGAACTTATCGACGCTTCACCGTTCCAGTGGGAACGGATGTTCGACGGACTGGTGCTGGTTGCCAACGGCATGAAGGCTTGG